GGCTAAGCTTAAGTCCATTGAAGTAGAAGAGCGAGGAATGCAGGTGGTACATATCCCTGTTTATGTTGAGAAGGATAAAGATGAAGTGGATTAGTGTTAAAGATCAACTGCCTGAATTAGAATCTAGAGTTCTTGTAGCCGATGCAGATAGTTGCATGGAAGTTGCTAAATATACCACACAAGATAATACCGATGATGAAGGCAACCCATCAGCTTATTTTTATACAAGGCAAGGATGCTGCTGCCATTACATTGAAGAAATAACACACTGGATGGCTATTGAGCCGCCCAAACAGGATAAAGATGAAAAAGCCTAAACTCGATCAAGATAATTTTGGTTTGCATTTCGTTTGCGATACCTGTAAAGAAAGGAATCAGACATGGGGGTTGATTTCTCCCGAAGGCACTCTTTATCTATTCTGTGAGAATAGCGAGTGTGACGACATCGTTGGTAACATGGCAGTTGTTCTTCGACAGCAACTTGAATACAACTATAGGAAGTCAGGAAAGAATTAAAAGGATAAAGATGACAATGTATAAAATGAAAAGAGAAATGATGAAAATGTTTAGGACTACCTTTCAGTTTGATAATGATCATTTCTTTTCTATGACTTTGCCTGAGGACTTATTGAATCAGACACTGGAAACCATAAGGAAGGGTGACTTTCAAACTGATATAAAGTTCGATAATGTCTTGATAAATTGCAAGCTTGTGCGTGCCGTTACCTTTACGCAAGTGGATAAATGATGAGAAGAAATGAACTATAACCGCTTTATCAAGCGGCCATCATTCGCCCGCAAGCTACTTAGATTGGCATGGCAAAGGATTGTGGAAGGAAAAGTTCCGGCTTTAATGTTTTTGGCCGAGAGCCCGCAGGCCTGGGAAACCATAAATGATGATGGTGAGATAGTTGCGGGCTTTGTTTATCGGCCTGAGTATGTCTCAGATCCTCTTTGCGTTACTATTCCCTCTGCGCAAGGTTATGTGCCAGGTGGATTTAAAGAGGTTCCTCCAGTTATAACCAATGACTCTTGGATTGTTAACATTACTTTGCCTACAATTTCTAGGCGTAAATTGATGCGCCGCATATTCAAGCACCGTAAAAAGGAGAGAGCGAGAAATGCCAGAACCAATAATGCTCAACGACTTCGTACCGCGACCCTACCAGCGCAAGGTGATTGATGCCATCTTTGTGAGCGGTTATCGTAAGACCTTGCTTTTATGGAGTCGTCGTGCCGGTAAAGATATCTGTGCTTGGAATATTGCAATAAGACAATGCCTAGAGAAAGTATGCATTGTTTATTACTGTCTGCCAACTTATAACCAAGCGCGTCGGGTTATTTGGGAGGGTATAGCGCTGAACGGAAAATCCTTTTTGTCATTTATTCCTAAAGAACTTATCGCCGGACTCAACGCTTCCCAGCTCAAGGTCACCTTCACTAATGGCTCTATTCTTTGTCTTATTGGTGCTTCCTCGTTTGACAACTCAACCGTAGGGACCAATGTTTATCTATTAGTCATATCCGAAGCAGCACTTATGCCCAACCTTGATAAGGTTTGGGATTTCTTCCGGCCTATTATCGCTTACAATGGGGGGAGCGTGATAATAGTTTCAACGCCTCGCGGCAAGAACGAATTTTTCCATATGTACACTGAGGCAACCGAAAACCCTGATTGGTTTGTCTCCAGGCTTACGGCTCGAGAGACCAAGCATATCCCCGATGACGTGCTTGCCAAGGAAGAGGCTGAGACTGATCCTGGGCTCTTTGCTCAGGAATGGCTCTGCGACTTCAACAGAGGCCAACAGGGACTTGTTTATGGTGCCAATCTAGACAAGATGAAAGCCGATGGACGCTTCACCATCGTCAACCATGATCCCCTTCTGCTCACGCACGTTGTTATGGACCTTGGCATGACCAAAGATAATACTACCTGCCTCCTCTTCTTTCAGGTTCCTGACAGTCAGGCAGCCATCTTCATCATAGATTGCTACAGCGCGTGTGACATTGGACTTGACACCTACAGTCAGATCATTAAGAAGAAATCGATTGAACTTGGTTACAATATCGGTACAATATACTGCCCGCACGATATGGAAGTCAGAGAGAACTCGAACGCCATGTCCAGGCTTATTAAGTTCCGTGATCTTGGTAATGACGCTATCCCGCTCAAACAGCACGGCCTTGAAGATGGTATAGACAATGTGGCATCCGTCTTTCAAAAGATCTGGATTAACTCCCTCAAGTGCCAGCCTTTCATGGATGCGCTCGAGAACTATAGAAGATTATGGGATGAAGAGAGACGTATTTACAAAGAACCCATCCACAATTGGGCTTCCAACTATGCCGATGCGTTACGTTATCTTGCAGCCTCTCTTCACTTGTTGGCACCCAAAAAATCACTTGATGAAATTAACAGAATACGTAGACAGGCATTGTATGGTGGCAAAGCAACAAGGTTGCCGCAACAATTTACGAAATGGTAGGAACGAATGTTTAATGAAGAGCCAATCTCTAATCGACAAGATATTTTGAAAGAACTTGATCGAATCCTTGCTTTACTCGAATTGGAATATGATATCACGCCAATGGACTTTAAATTTGCACCAGCAATAATTGCTGATCCATTGTCGTACGACGGATATATTACCATCCGTGTTAATGGCAAGAGATTGATTCCTAAGATGTTTCAAGAAAAGGAATAGCATGATTACCGAACATGATAAGATTCTTGATGTATTAGATGTAGCTTTGAGTGATCTTGAGCTACATAATGATTTAAAGTTTGTGAAATTTGAATTTATTCCCGCGTGGTTAACTGACCCGCTCTCTCAAGAATCTAAACTCGTTATTACCATTCAAGGGAAGCCTCGTGAAGAGATGAGATGAAGCAATTCTTGCGAAAAAACACCAAGTTTAAAGTTAAACCAAGAATGTATTGTTTTAATTGTACCAGCACTGATCTTCCATTATTTATTTTGAAGAGAAATCATGGAATCTGGATGGCCTGTAAAATTTGTGACGGTACAAGCGGAATTTATAAAGATCCCTGTGGAATATTAGAACCTATCTTTAGACCAGCTATTTATAATGGACCCTTGCATCAGGGTAATAATATAACTTTCATTACTAATTTTGGTAAATATGGAAAAGCTCGAACTGATAATAAATAACAACTATTGGATAGCTACTGAGAACTATGGCGTTCTTAAGGCTATCTACAAAGAAGCTGGTGGTGACAATCGCAAGATAGGTTACTTCCAGTGTAATCTTGTTGATGGATACATGATACTTAACAATGGCATTCGCGGTTATAAAGACCGTGGAGAGTTGGATGAAGTTGCGCCAAAGACGCCTGAACTACATGCGACCAAAGAAGAATGGGAAGCGTTGGGATGGAAGAAATGAACCTATCTATACTTATTCACAACGTTAAAGACAAGGCTAATGTAGGCTCTATATATCGCGTTGCTTTTCAATTTAATGCCAAAAGGATTTACATGTGTAATTCTGCAGAACCAGGCAATACCAATACTTACAAGATAGAGCGTAGAGTTCCCATTATTCAGGTTGATGATCTTGAGTTCATTTCTACCAACCAAGACATGCATAGCATAGCTCTTGAGACATGTGGAGATCATGCAAATCCCGAAATCTTGTATAAAGGACTTTTCAATACAGAGCGAGAGATTCTTATTGCCATTGGTAACGAATCTTATGGATTCAGCAATGAAGAACTTAATTGTTTTGATTATGTTTGGACCTTAGATGCTCAGAATAATATTAGTTATAATGTGTCACATGCTTTAGCGATAGCATTACATAGAATGTTTTACTGATGAGCTTACGTGTATTTATGGGATGGAGGAAATGAAAGAAATGTTAGATCCAGTTTCACAAACAATTAATCAATTGATCCAAGAAAAAGTTTGTAGATTGTGTCAATCAAATAAGCATCTTAAACGATACGATGAAAGTGATTCAATCTCACATGTCTATTGCGAGAGGTGCACACCAGATTTACCCAAAGATCCTTATTATTGGAGTAAGTATGTAGAGGATATGTATAATGCAATCATACATACAGATTATCCTTAGCTAATGGGGATGATCTTATGCAAGCGATAGAATTCTGCCGCTGCACTGAACTGCCGCGCGAGCAATGGTGTAAGATGCCGCGTAAAACTCACTGCCACGCTCCTCATTGTCGAAATACCGTCTATTTTAAGCGACCAGGTTCTCCTTACTGCTCATTTACATGTCAAGATGCAGGATATTATTATCGTAATGATAGAGCTTTATGCCCTTGCTTCTTTGGGACTCATAAGGGGATGCCTGATTGGGATAACAATATAGATTGGGAATTAGAGGATGAAGAGCCGCCAGGTAAAGATCTTTGCCAAGAACAGCCATCTATCGCTTCAAAAAGATATAAATAAGTGGCTGCACATGAAGAACAAAACCATTATCTCAATGGAGTTTGCCGTCACTACTAGGGTTTTGCTTGGGACCCAATATTTGCATTACTATGCTTTAATTTACTATGAAGAAGAAGGGGCTCGATAGCCCCTGACAGATATTATTGATTGTGTGGTTCACAACAAAGGTCAAAATTTCATAGAATTGGGTCATTACCTGAGCAGTCTACACCATCGTCATCTTCCCAAAGACTTGGGTCCAGGCCTGACGTATCAGGCTCTTCATAACTCCAATCATCCCAAGCATCTTGATCGGTAGAATCGTCGTTATAATGATATTGTATTGTCTGCATTGGGACTGGTGGACTGAAAAGAACCCTGAGAATAAAGAGTGTAAAGATGAGAGATTTCATTCTATTCCTTTTGGTAAAACCCCCTTAAGGCACCGTCTGAAGTCACCTTAAGGGTTGGTTATTGTCATTCGCTATGGTTCTATCATAGCGGAACGAGAATAAAGCGTGCCTTATGATGCCATAATTAGCGATTCCAATCAACAGTCAAAGTTCAATAAACAAATACTTGCTCTTATACTCACTCTATTACAAACTAATAAAAAAGAAGGGTAAGAGTATGTCTATGCAAGAACGCTTTGGTGAAATACAACAGAAGATGCGCGGTGATTATGCGGCCAATAGGTCAGAATGGATGAACCTATGGAACGCTCAAAGTATTGATACGCGCCTGGAAGCAGGTGATTCTAGCCTGTCTTCAGAACTAAACGCCGTTCTCCCTAATAACTTTACCGCACAGTGGTATTTTAATATGGTCCGCCCTCGTCTTAATATGGCTGCGGGGCACCAATCTAACACGAGAAAATCAAGTATAGTCGTGCCAGCTGAAAATGGTGACCAAGAGACCGCAGATCAGTGGACAAAAATTATCATGCAGCTCTATAAGAAAGAGGGCATCTATAAAACTATTAGCACGGCATTCCATCAGGGTGCGTGTGTATCGGGACTTAATCTTATACAAGTTTATTTGGACTTTACCCATGACCCCCTTAATGGAGACATCAAGGCTGATCGCGTTCCTTATTCTGCTGTTATTATGGATCCTTATTGGAGAAAGTTAGATCTTTCTGACTGTTCGTTTGTCCAGCGGCGTCATTATGTACGCTATGAAGAGGCATGCGCGCTTCTGCCGGACCAGACAGACTTTATCATGAACCTTCCGAGTGGTTCTGCCGGTACTCGTAAGAACGATAAGTTTACCTTTATGCCCCAGAACTTTGGGCTCTCAACGACCCGACTGTTATCCTACGATGAGTACTACTATCGTACCTATCGTGACCAAACGATGCTGTATGATAAAGATACCGGTGAGACGATGGAAGTAAGCATTGAAGACCCTGATTACCTTCGTCATTTTATGCAGACCAATCCTCAAGTAGCCCTCATTGAACAAAAGATTCCAACAGTACGGCTTGCAATCGCCGTGCAGGACGAAGTTCTTTGGGAGGGCCCCCAAAATACTGGACTCGACAGAATGCCGTTTTCGCCGGTCGTGGGTTTCTTTTCGCCAGAATTAATTTCAACTGCAAATAGATTTCAGGGCATGGCCCGCAGCCTTAGAGACGTTCAGATGTTATTTAACCGTCGCCTTATCCTGAATAGCGACCTAGCAGAGTCATTAGTTACAAGTGGAGTATTTTATAAAGAAGGTTCAGTGCTTGATGAATCTCATCTTTATCAGACAGGAGCAGGCAGAAACGTGCCCGTGGACCGTAACTGTAACATAGCGACCGATATAGTTCCACGCCAAGCAGCGACAGTACCTCAAGAGTACTTTAGGATACAAGAAGATTACCTTAACCTTTTTGGGCCGGTTTCCGGTATCAACGATGCCAATATGGGCGATGCCACTGATGCTATCCCAGGCATTACCACACGCCTCAAGATGGGAGCTGGGCTTACAACGCTCCAACCATTATTTGATAGTCTTGATACTTCTCAAGTTAACTTAACCGAAATCATCATGGATGTGGTACGTGCTTCATACACGCCTGGCAAGATCAAAAGTATGCTAGGTGGCGAAGAGCCTGCGCCGTTGTTTTATAACAAAGCATTTGGTAAATATCATTGTATGGTTGAGTCCGGTTATGACACAGAAAGCCAAAAACAATTACAATTTGCACAGATGTATCAACTTATGCAGATCAAGCCTGATCTATTTGACAATGAGGACATCCTTGAAGCTGCTACCGTGCAGAATAAGACCAGAATGATTGAAAAATCTCAACAGCGTCAACAAGCGGCCCAACAGATGCAGCAACAGCAACTTCAGGCACAGCAAGAGCTTCAACAGGCACAGATTGCTGATATGCATGGTAGAGCTCAAGCTAACACCTCTTTGGGCAATGAGCGCGATTCACGCGTGCCAGAGAACAGAGCCTTTGCGGTTCAACGCCTTTCTGAAGCTGAAGAGCAGCGTGAACTTGCAGTCTTGAACAAGGTCAAGGCACTTAAAGAGCTTGAAGATCTGGATATAAACCAAATTCGTGGTCTTATTGAGATGGCTAATTTGCTCAAGACACAGAACAAAGTAGAAGAACAAATATTAAAACAAGAAACTGAACCAACCAACCAACCTTTATAGGAGAAACCATGCCAGGAGTAAGAAACACCCCAGGTAAACGTTCAAACGTTCCTACCAACGTTATTCAAGAAAACTATGCCAAGACCCCAGCGTTCGATCCTTCAACCTACCGCGGCACTGAAGAAGAGATCTACAACAAGCAAAAGACTGATAAAGCAGTACTTGAAAAGATCAGCATCAAAAGAAAGTACTAGGAGCAGCAATGCCTACCGGAATAAGACCCATTAAGAAGCTTGAGAAGGTCTTGTACAAGATCATGAAGACCCCTAAGTCTTTACAACAGAATAATGAGCCTATTCCAAAGATTGTACTGATGGGTTGGAGAAAAGAGAACCTTCCTACAACGCAATCGGTGTATTAGGATTATTATGGACCTTACAACCAAGCAAATGATTGCGCAAGTTGAAATAGATAGACGGGCGCAAGAGCGACAAGATGCTGCAGATAAACGCCTTAAAGATCATGGTGATTTTTGGGCTAAAGAGTTTGCATTTCGAGCTCGAATAACACTTGAAGAAGAACGGGAAGCCAATGAGTAAAAAGAAAGTAACCCTTGCAAAAGGTGTACAAGCCTCCAAAGGTGAAGAAGAAAAGCGTCGCAAAAAGGCGGGAAGTTCCAATGTGGGCCGTTATAAAACCGTCAAGCCACAAGAGTTTGCGGGAGCTTCTGGAGGAGCTGATAAGTACTCTTTTCCCATAAATACCTTAGCTCGAGCCAGAAATGCCCTAGCGCGCGCCCATTACGCCCCTAACCCTGAAGGCATACGGCGCAAAGTAGAAAAAAAATATCCACAGCTTAAAAAAGGAAAAAAATGAAAAAATGTAACATGGGCCACATGCACGCTGAAGAAAAAATGATGAAGCATGAGATGAAAGAGATGAAGAAAGAGCATAAGAAAAAGCATAAAAAGGAAAAATAATGGCATATACACCACGCTTTGGTAATTATACCAAAAAAGAGATGCCCCTGAAAAAAGAGGGCGTGGCCAAGTGGGAAAAATCAACCAGCAAAAGCGGTTGTGTCATACGTGAAAGCGCCATGGAGCTTTCTCAAGCACTAGCGCCTGACCGTGGTGGCATGCCTGGTATGTTTAAAGGCCATGATAAAGCAGATATCCAAGAGTCACCCGTTGGAGGCTTGGCATCTTATGCTACGCCCAATAAGGCAAAAAAATAGCGTGCTTCTTTTCTACGTTCCGTATGGGGCTATGTTTGTAGCCCCTTTTGTTTGAGGGGATTCATGAAACCTACTTATGCACAGAAACTAGATGCATACAGAGCGCTGTATACCGGCGACCAGGATGACCGCCGTGAATATGGCAAAGAGATGATGAAGACTATACTTGCCAATGTTAATGACGCCTTTGCCAAGGCCGTAGATCATCCAACCCACAAAGGCAAGAACTTCTATGTCGATCTTCGTATTTCAGTTGTAGCAATCAAGAAGTCAGTCAAATCAAAAATTTGGGTGACTCAGGATTGTCCAAGCGCTCGCTTTGGCCATTCCGTATGGAAGTACCATAATGATTCAGGCACCATTGAATATTTATGGACCATTCCAGGCAACAAAGAGTACGATGCGATCATCGCTAATACGCAAAACTATCTAAACCAGGGTGGCGATAAAGGTACCGCTAAGTTTTGTCACATGCTTTATGATGGTTCGCTCTTGGCGCTCATTCAAAAAGAGAACGGTTACAAAAAGGACGGTCTTATAGTCACGAAGGATAGTAATGCAGGTTGATATTCCAAAGGCATTGTGGCAAGAATATGTATATAAGTATAATTACTATATAGAGCAAGTGACGCTTCTTGAGAAAATGAGTCCAGCAAGTGCTGACTTTACAACTCAGAGAAACAAAACTATGAAGGTATGGCGCGATATTAAACCTTTATGGTCCGACATTCAAGAAATAGTAGATAAAGCAGAAGGAGAACAATGAACGAAGATTTAACCCTGAATAATAACCCAGAACAAGCAGAAACTACCCCTGAAAACAACCAAGAACAGGTTGCGCCTCTCTTGTCTGAGCATTTAGATCCCGCTAAAGAGTTGGCAGCCCTAAAAGAGGCTAACTTTAGACAAGTACGGGAAGAAGCTGAAAGAGAGCGTAAACGGGCTTATCAAGCTGAACAGCAACTAGAAGAGTATCGACGTCAGTTACAATCACGTCATGCAGAACCTGATGATCTTGACTCTGATGATATCGCTGATAAGCGCCACCTCAAAAAGATTCGTGATGAAGCACGCAAGCAAAATGAAGAGTTGGCCAAAAAGTCCCAACTCATCGAAGAGCAGATACAAAAAATTGAATATCAGTCTGTGCTTAATGAAGTCACAGCGCTCTATCCTGACTTTAGATCAACCGTGACTGAAGATGCCTTAGCACGCCTTAATGCCAAAGAGCCTGAACTCTTTGAGACCGTACTTAACAATAAAAATGCCCGTTCCCGTCTTATTGCTGCCTATAAAACAGTTAAGGCTCACGTCAATACTAAGTCATACGATGCATTAGATGCCAAAATTGCTGAAAACAAGACAAAGCCTCGTTCAGCTGCTACAGTACCTATACAGGAATCAGCGTCACCCCTAGGTAGCTTCCGTGAACAAGGAAGTCGCTGGAAACTCTCAGCTGAAGAGGCAAAGGCGCTGCGAGAAGACACACGACGTTGTGCAAAAAATAGAATCTAAAAACCTTCATTATTACATCTCCTTTCTCTTTTTTCTCTTGATTGCCGGGGCTTGTACACCCCGGCACTTTACTTTCATAATACTTCATGCAAGAATATTTTCGTCTGTACGGGATTCGACACCCCATCGCCTGTAAGGGATTCGGCATCCCATTCTTGCCTGTACGGGATTCGGCATCCCAGGCTGTACGAGCATCGCCAACTCACTTAATGTATTAACAACATTTCTAAGTGATAATTTTCTCTAGGAGAAAGTCAATGGCATTAACTACTATAAATACGATGCCAGCTCCAGTGCAAGAGCATTTTGATAAGAAAATGCTCGCTGTACATATTCCAGACCTGATCTATGGTTTTGGAGTTATGCGCAGAGATATGCCTGCGAATGCTGGACGATTTGCAAGACTTGGACGTTTGAAAAACTTCCCTCTTGCAATGATTCCGTTAAATCCAAACGGCCAGACACCACCAAGCGTTGATACGACACGTACTGATATAGACGTTAGACATTTTGGCGTCTTTAAATCTTCTCTGATAGACTTGGAACTCGTAGTGGCATATAGCTAACCGACAACAAGGGGCAAGATTATGGAATGGATTACATCAAAAAGATCACATGAACGAGTTTTTAATAAACTTCCTGAACGATTCCAATATTGTTGGGTAGATACTAATCATGGTATCTTCAAAGCAAAATACGATAGTTGGTATCCAGATGGAATTCTTCATTTTGATGTAAAAGCTCCTCCGGTTAATGGTGGATATACAGTTTATGCATGGATGCCATTAACAGATAATCAGCCTGAACGTAGCAAGCGAGAAGACTTATGAATGAGACATTAAAAAGATATTTCGATATTGATTTGCTTTCAAGGAACACTCCCTATATTCATTCAGATGGTACAGTGTGTATTGTTAAGCAATTTAATGGAGAAAATTATTTTAATTGTGACAAAGTTCATGAGATGCGGTGCTCTGAACTCCAAGGGAAACCTGGAGAGGCAAGCTGAGAAGATTTTGCCCGCCAAAAATTAATTTTTTTGGTCATAAAGTAACAGACTGGAAATTCAATTTTTTGGTCAATGGTCCGCCGTCAACGAGCAGGTAGTGCTTCAGAATCAAGATCCGATTTTGAACGAGTATTCCAACCTTCATGGTATCTCATTACGTCGTACTGAAGATGCTTTGATAAGGGATACTATTCTTTCTAGCGCTGCGTTTATTCGTAGTGTTGGGGGAAATAACGGTAGACATATTGCTGTTATAAAATCTTCTCTGATTGACTTGGAAGCTGTAGCGTAAGAGCCGGCGACAGGGGGCAAGCGTAAGCGGCCTGAGAGACTGAGTGAGAAGACGCCGAAAGGCGAAGCGACAGTACCGATCTCCAGAGGAAACCTGGAGAGGTGACAGAAATGATCACCCGCCTCAAATGAGGTCATAAAAGTAACAGACTGGATATTCCAACTAACGTATCACCAAGCGACATTGATGCGGTTTGTACTGCATTAAAGAGCAATGATGCGCACCGTTTATTTTCACTTGCCGAAGGCGAAAACCGTTTTGGTAGCGCGCCTCTTTCAGATAGTTTTCTTGGACTTTGCCATACAAACATGATTCCAAGTTTGTATTCTATGTCCGATTTCACCAAGCGTGCTAACTATCCTAATCCAAACATGGCGCTTGAACGTTCTGAAGAAGGAACCATCTCTAACTGTCGTGTGTTCTGTTCGTCTCAGGGTGCAATTCTGCCTCAAGCATCCGCGCTTGGTGCTGATATCTACCCATTGACGATTATGGGCGCTCAGTCAGTTGTAGCAATTGACCAGGATTCCTTTACCAGTCAGTTCATATTCAGACCTGCATGGGTTAACGATCCAATGGCGCGTAACAGTACCATGGCTTGGGTAGCATCATTTGCTAACGCGATTTCTGACGATGAATGGGTTCTAAATCTTCAATGCACATTATAATAGGAGACCTTCATGTCAGGAATTATGATTCAACCAACTCAAGGTTTTTTCACCCAAACCAATCCAGCTACTAATCAATTTATTGAGATCCCCGCTGGTTTTGATTCTATTGAAGTTTTCAATCAAACCGTAGCTACTGCGGGCAATAACGGTAATGCATATAGCTTTTTCTTTGATCCTAACTCGATGCCTAATGGTGGTGGCTTCAAGACGATTAAAGATGGTACTATAGGTGCGTCTATTGTTAGTGCTCTTGCACCAGGTACTGGTTTCTTTGTAACCGATACTTCCGTTTCTGTTCCCGCTGCTTCACAGGCGCTTACGGCTATTAATGCAGCTGCTACGCCTGTTGTTACCGCTACCACTATTGTTAGTCTCTTTAATGGCGATACGGTTCGTCTTTATAATGTAACGGGTGGCCAACAACTTGGTGGACTTGATTTCACCATTGGCGCGGTTACCCCAACAGGTGGTGGCGCGGGTACTTTTACCTTGGCATACATGGCTCAAATAGCCGCTGCTACCAATGGTACTTTCCGCAAGATCCCTTTCGATCCTATCTATTATCCTAGAAACAGAATCATTACCAACATCACGCAAGCTACACAAGCAGTCGTGACTTTAAGCGTTACCCATGGATTCAACCCAGGCCAGAAGGTACGGCTTATCATACCAACCGTATCGGCAACCGCTTACGGGATGATTCAGCTTAATGATCTTGTTCAGACTATTGTTGCCGTTGATACCGTTAACAATACCGTCACCCTTGATGTCGATACAACGGCTATGAGTCCATTTGTATTCCCATTAACTACAGACGGTGACTTTACTCCCGCACAATTAGTACCCGCAGGTATGGATACTGCTGAGGCTTTACGCCTTGGTGTGAACATACATTCTGACGCTTCAACTGATACCGCAGCCCTTGGTGTCATCTTGATGGCAGGTGCCTTGTCACCAGCAGGTCAGGCAGGCGATGTGATTGAATGGAGAGCATTTCAGTCTTTTCAGTAAATAATCAGTAGTAATTATGGGGCTTGCGCGCGCGGGCCCCCTTC